CTTCGTAGGCTTCTTATCACCCGTAACGCCCTGCTGCCCGAAACGAATCGTCTTCACCTTGTCACCCTCTTTAGCCACAACAACGTGTGACTTGGTGGGGTGATTGGGTGTGCGCTTCGGCTTGTTATATCCCGAAACGCCTGCTCGTTTTAGGCGTGAATCTTTCTTAGCGGGCATGCTACTTTTTGCGAGTGCGAGAAGTGCTGTACCCACGAGCGCCAGAAGGACGAACCTTCGTCGCTGCCTTGATTGCACCCTTCGGGGGCTTCTTGCCCGACGGAACCATCACCCGGCTGTACTCTCCGCCACCCTCGGGGACAAAGTACATTGACTGACCTGAAGGCTTGCTCTGCTTCGGTCCTTCTGCGCCCTTTTTCTTAGCAGCAGCCCCACGCTTCAGTTGCGCCTTCTTCGCCATTGTGTCAGCAGTAGGCCGTGGATTAGAACTCTTCCTCTGCATTGCCATTACTTCTTCCTCTTTCTTTTAACGGCGGCATTGTCAACAAGATTAGGATACGGACGCCCCGCCTTTTTCGCCCGCGCCTTAGCCGCAGCCTTCTGAGCCGCAGTCAACGGCTTCGATCTCTTCTTCGGGTTTGGCTTATCCCAGAATGCTTTCTGGGCAGCCTTCTTAGCACCAGCCATTTTCGCAGCCGCCAAAGGTTGATTAGTCTTTTTCACTGTACTTACGACCCAACGGCTGAGCAAGCTCAGAAACCGTCGTCTTCACATTTGGCATAACACTAGAGTTCTCCGGGTGATTACCGTCCCCACCCATCTTCTGAGTCGGGTCCATCCAGCAGCCACAAGAAACGCACATAATAATCCTTATACGGGTAGACGACGAGTTACACCAGCGGAGAGGTTGGGTTCGCCGCCAGAACCAAGGGAAGCCATGAGTGTTTGTAGGTCAGGCCTACCACCAGCACCCATGCCGGCCTGCCCCGGAGCCACACCAGGCATCAAACCTGTTGCCTCATTCACTCCAGGCAGGCCACCGCCAGGGGGAGCCCCACCAGGGGCGCCGACCATCCCTGCGGCTTCCTCACCTGTGGGCTCAACCCCTGGCGGGGCCATTTGTTCCTCAGGCATGAAAGCTTCCGATACAATCTCTTCGATTGATCTGCCACGCTGGCGCCCAAGGATAATCTCGGAAAGACGCGACAGCACCTCACCGGGGTCCTGCCCGTTCTGCGCGAGAGCCGGAATAGCTTGCGCATATCCGGCGACCGCCTGCTTCAAGGCGTCACGCATTTCCTCAATGTCAATCATTTGCTCTTCCTCGGTCGGGTCGAGAGCAAAAGGCATTTGGCGACGCAAGAAGTCTCGGGAAATCAAGCGGTCACCGCGAGCTTGCAAACCGAACACGAGAGCACGGTTCGGGTCCAAGCCCGCCATCAAGCCATACTGAACATCAACAGTATGGTCACCCTTGATATCGCGGCTCGGGCGATACTTGATCTCGTATGGCGTACCGTCAGCGTTACCGCGAATAGTCTTGGTTTCCTCGGTAAACAAAGTCTCGTCTACCTGGAAACACAACATAATCATGTCGCGCAAGCTGCGCGCGAACATGGCTTGCCCTGTGCGGATCTGAGTATCAAACCCGGACATGAGAGCCTGCACGCCTCGGCCCGTAACTACACTTGAGTCTATTTCGCCTGTGCGAGCGTTAGGGTAACGTGAACCCTGACGTAACTCCTGATCCAAAACACCCTGCTGCGTGAAGGCTGCCGTTGGTACCTCAATAGGCACGCGGCGCACACGTTCACCGTTCGCAGTTCGGATCACACTGTCCGGGCCGAGAGCGAGCTCTTGGGCATCTGGCGGTAAGACGATGGGTGCTTGTACGCTCTTCTGCGCTGCCTCAAGGCTTAATAGTGCGAAACGAGCTTTAGCGACCTGCACTGCAAGAACATCGTCAAACTGCCCGTGTGAATCATCATCAACACCAGGTCGTTGAGTCCACACAACCATGCACTCGCCAACCGGATTCTTCACCGATTCGAGCACAATATCTGCGCGATCATTCGCCAGATACATCATATCAACGTGCTTATCGTGATAGCGAACAACCTCAACAAGGTCGTTGCCTGACCCCGGCTTCCCTAGCTGAGACTCGAAGTCCGGGTACATGGCGATAAGCTCATCGCGGGTCTTATAGAAAGTAAAGAAAGCTGCCTGGATGTTGCCCCAACGGTCAAACACGGGGTACGATCCGATGGAATCCATGAACTTGATACGCGGCATACGCGACGTAGTATCAACTTCCACCATCGCGGGCACGAAACCGTAAGTAAAGTACCGATCCGAAGCAGTATACATCTGCTTCTGCAGATCAGAGAAGTCAAGATAACCGTTAACGATCTTCGTGCGCTTGTCAGCGAACTCTCGAGCGGAGTCCGAAGTCATCTTCGAGGAAGAGCAGTTGAATGATGGTAGCGGCGCCATCACCTCAGAAAGGTCACGGGCGGCAACATCCACCATGTTCGCCACGATGCCCTTATCGAAAGGGCCTTCAGGGAACAGCTCAGGGTACACATCCCGCATACGACCCTGGCGCACGGCAAGAACATCCTGCATACGCTGGTCGCGGTCTGCGAAACGAGTCTTGGTGCGGCGAAACAGGTCTTTAATCTGCGAGAAAGACGAGCCACTATGGGCAGCAACAGTGTCACCAAACATAACACTTGCCCTATTCACGTCAGACAAGTTACCTCCTACGCCCCAAGGGGCGTCCAAGCCCTCTGAGCTTCCATGTCGATAAGATCAACGACGTGTTGGTTTTTCTTATCCCACGGCGTCAAGAACGGATTATTGTGATGAGAGCGCGTGTAGTTAGCCATCATCATCACACGGTCACGGCACGCCAACTCAGCGAACCATAAAGCCATAACAATGTCAGTCTTGCCGGCGCCCTTTTTCATATCTGGCGCCCAAGTCACCAACTGCTCCACGAGAGCTTTCGACGCCTCACTGTTGTGAGTGGCGGGAAGCTCAATAAGCTGGTTACCTTCCTCATACTGAGCAAACAAAGCGGTCATGGATGCCACACCAAAGTCAGCATCATGCTTATTCTGGCCCGTGTAGTGCGGTTTGATTACCGTACCGCGAGCTGAACAATACTGATTCACTTCCCGGTCATGCACGAGGAAACCCTGAAAGCCATTCTTCTCAATACGCCACTCGGAAATACCGTACTTATCCGTCAACTCAATAATCATTGAGCGCATTTCGTCCGGCTTCACGTTAGCTTTATTGAAAATCTCCAGCACGTAACGCTTCTGACTACGCGGATCAAGCCCCACAACCACCGATGAAGTGTAGCCAGAAGTGGCAGGGTCCAAGCCAGCTACAATAATCAACCCATCCATGCCACCAGGGCGACAACCAGGCATACCTTTCGGTATCTTACCAGGGTATCTCGAACCGTTAATCGCAGCTTTCACGGCCTCCGGGGTGAAGATAGCCTCACTGGACACCTGTTCCTGCATGTACACCATAGCCCAGGTGCGCGGCTGCATACGGCTACGCTTCTTAGCTAATCGCGTACCATCCCACTTCGGGAAAAAACCATTCTCATCCGGCTCTGCTCCACGATCCCCAGCCTCCGGGATGTTACTTTTCGGCCACAGGGTAACCCAATCCTGGGGCTTATCTGAAAACTCCAGCACCGCAGGCATCGCCAAATACGACCACGGGGACACCTCATCCGGGTATCGCTTCGGGTCACGAAGCTCCAAATACAGGTCCCGCGTAGCCAACCGCGTACCCACCACCAGCAAAGTACCGGAAGCGGAAATACGGGAAATCACTTCAGACTGAATCCACTCAATCTGCTTCTCGTACTCGTGCGCGTTCGTTAAATCCACACAGTCGTCGAGGATAATCAAGTCAGCACGGGCACCATAAATATGCCCACGCACACCCAAAGCCTGCACAGTCGGGTCTTTCTCACCGGAATCCCGGATCTCCCCCGACACATAAATCTTATCCTGGCTCCACGACTCAGCCCCATCAGCATAACCACCGGGAGGCCCATACTTCACATGAAACTCAGAATACGCCGAGTGCGTCAAGCGGGTCTTAATGCCGTACAGGAACTTCTTAGCCATCTCGGCGGTCTTAGAAACCACCATCACCCGGATATTCGGGTCCTTCGCAATCCGGTACGTCACATAATTCATCGTGATCGTCGTGGACTTCGCGTGCTCCGGCGGCACATTCACCATCACCAGATCCCGCTCGGCACGATCCAACACCATCGCCGGATGCGTCCAACGGGGCTCACGCCCCTCAATCATGTCCACCACATTCAACATGTGATCGAACACCTTGGCGCCCAAATACTTCTCCGAAAAATCCTCGAAGCTCGGAAACTCATCCGGGTTCGGGTTCTCGTGCGACTCAATCCGCTCCTGCCGGATACGGTCAACCGCCGCCCGGAAGTCCGGGTCATTACGCCGATACGACTCATACGACTGCATCGAACGGCCAGCGATCTCACACGCCTTCGCCACCGTATGACCAGCATAAATCTGCTCAAGAATGATCCGCTTAGTCTCATCCACAGGCCGAGAACGCCGAAGCGCACCCTTCTGCTGAGCACTAAAAGCAGAATGCTTCTTACCCCTACCAGCCACACAACCCTCCCAGGCAAAACTAAGGGCCTTCACGAAGGCACAAGTAGGGGTACATTAAACCCAGCCAGCAGGGCCCCTCAAGGGCCCGCCAGCCCAGCTAGCACCGCCCCCAAGGCGGTACCAAAACCAGCAGCAAGCGCCGACCCCTAAAAGGTCGGCAGCTAGCAAGCGGGGAACTTTGTTCCCCACTATATATAGTGCTCAAAAAACAGCCCCCACCGGACGTAGTTTACCAAACTGTTACAAAACTGTCCTATTTTGTCCTATTTTGCAGTACCCCTATGCTAGAATTACAGGTAGACTTGTGGTAACACATAGAAACGCGCGCAAGCAACGTCCGGGTCGCTCGCGCGCGCGCCTGCGCGCACGTCTGCGCCTGCGCTGGGCAGCTTGCCTAGCCTGCCTGCCGGCCCGCCGGGGCTGATGCCTGCCGGCTGCCGGCGCCTGCAAGCCTGCACGCATACACGCGGGCCCCCTTGATGGTCGCAAGCCGCTATATACGCGAGGGAAGGCTAGCAACCCTGCAACCCCGCAACCTTGCAACCTTAGGACCTTGCGACCGTGCAACCTGGATGCTTGCCGAGCTCGACGGACTGGCGCCCGCTGCAGCTGCTCGAGCTGGACGCGATCAACCCGCCAGACATGCCGGCGATCCACCCGCCGAGATCCCCGCCGCCGGTGCACCTCGAGCCCGCACCGCTTGATAACGATTCGATAACATGCGCTCGATAGACTTGCGCCCCTCGATGACATGCGTATTGTGGAATCTAGCAGCCCTCGAGGCTGGCACCCCACACGAAAGGATCACCCCATGAGTGACACCGACACCCCCCGCGAAATGGTCGCCCAATACCGCCTAACCCTTGACGACTTGCGCACGATTCAGGAAGTTATGACAGGGCTAGCCGACCACCACCGCCGCATAGGGCAGCGCCTCGAGCGCTCGCAGCAGCTGACCGACACGGGCCGCACCGCAGCCCTACACCGTAACCGCGAAGCGGTCACCCGCTACGAACGGATAGCCGCCCGCGCTGGGCGCGAGGTCCTCGAGCTAGACGGCGAGCTCTAACCTAGTCGAAACCGGGCCCCGCGCCCGGTCCTGCAGACTTCGCCCCCTGCAGCTGATGAGACAGGCGAACACGAAAGGACACCCCACAATGAACACGAACACGACCGCCGCAGTATGCACGAGTCATGGACTCGTGCGCCTTGCCTTGAGCTACGCCGACGCCCAGCGCGCCGCCGATCAGCACCACACCGTTAGCGGATGCTGGGCCCATGTTCGGATCGAGCCCACACAATGAGCACCGACGCGGCCCGCGCACGCGGGCGCCTATGGGTAACTACATACATCGAGCACTACTACCACACCTACCCCGACGCCCTCGAGCTCGAGCCCTGGGCAATAATCGACGCAGCCCGCGAAATGATCGAGGACGCGCTAGCCTACGTAGATGCGCTTACCCTCGAGCACCACTTGCCGACAGATGGCGCCGCGCAGGTCCTCGAGGACCTCACGCGCGAGCGCTCGAGCATGGCAAGCTAGGACGAAACCGGGCCCCCGCGGCCCGGTCGGCAGGTGAGCGCCTGCCCTGATGAGTCCCGAAAGGAACACCCCACGATGAACACACAACCGACACCCACGCCCGAGACGCACGGCGTCTACTGGATCACCGACCCCGGCCACGGATGGCTAGCCGTGGATCTTGACGCCTTCCCAAGTGCCCGCGAGTACGGAACCGGATTCGGATACAAGCACGGAAAATGGATCTACCTAGAAGAAGATCTAGAGGCCCCCGCCTTTCTCGAGGGTTACCCGCAGCTAGCCCACGCCGTGCGCGCCGGCCAGCTTGCGACAAAGTCCTACGACTTCGATGCCCCGTGCCGGTGGTACAACAACAACGAAGCCCGGCTAGATACAGACGCCTACTTCGCCCGCCGCCGTGCCGAGCGCGAGCAAGTGCAAGCATGAGCGACGACCAACCGACCCACACCTACGTCGAGTGCTGCGACCGCTTGCCCCTATTCGAGCGCACCACGGTCGAGGACTCGCACGGCGTCCGGGTGCGAGTGTGCAAGCCGGGCACCGGCTGCTGGCTTGACCCGTGGCCCGCACTCGATGAGTGCTGGCAGGTGATCGCGTGAGCCGCTACACTGACCAGGCCTGCCCTCAGTGCTCGGTTATCCTTTACGGGTGGAAGATGCCAACCCGCGCCGCTATCCCGATCCGCTGGGAATTGTGCCCAGCCTGCCCACTTCGACACTAGCGCGAAACCCTCGAGCCCAACCGCTCGAGGGTCGCACGGTTACGCCGTGCCTGATGAGCGCCGAGCCCGTCAGCTACACCCCATGAAAGGATCAAGCCATGAACGTCACCGAAGCCGGCAAAGCTGCCGAGATGATCAACCGCCGAGGCGCCCGCATGGTCGAGGACGCCCACACCCTCACGGTATACGGAAACGAAACCAATCTAGAAGCTGCAGCCTATGGCGCCGCCGGGCTCATTGTTGGCGCCGATACTGGCACCACGAACATATGGACCGCAGCCGGCGCCCAAACCTTCAGGGCCAAAACTTTCACCCTCTCAGGAGGTGGACCGGCTACAGATATCACGTTCATTATCGACGATGAACACACGCCAGGCTTCCCCGAGGACGAAGTGCGGGAGGCCTTCTACACCTACTACGACGGAGGACGCACCGCCACAGTGCACCTTGACATGGACCACGCCCAAAGCGTCTACCGTGCACTAACCGAACAGCTCCCCAGCGAGTAGCCCGCCCGCGTGGCCCTCGAGTCTCGAGCTCGAGGGCTGCCCAGGTGGCCGGACCCGCCGACACCTAGAAAGGACACCCCGCCATGAGCAGCTGCCAGCACCTCGACTGCAGCGCAATCGCGCACCCGATCCCCTTGCCCGCAGAGTGGACCGTCACCCATAGCGGCTACCGGATGAACGTATGCGGCCCGCACTACGGCACCCTAACCCGCGAGCTGACCGCCGCCCGGATCGCTTACGACTCGGCCCTGATCACGTGCAAGCACGGCCTAGCGGCCCCGTGTACGCCTTCCCATTATGGACTGGTGACCCGATGAGCGCCGCCCGCTACTGCCCCCACTGGGGCACCTGGAGAGCACCAGGCGACGAGCTCGAGCCCACCACGCGATGCACGAACCCCGCACACGACCGCTTCACGATCACCACGGACCAAGCCCGCCGGATAGTGAGCGCCGACCGGGCCCGCCGCCGTACCGTGCAAGCTCGAGCGCGCCAGCGCCGCGCACGGATCGCGGCCCGGTGGCTAATCCTCGCGGCCTTTCTCGCCGCCCTCGGTATCGCCGGCCACGTCGAAGGGTTGACACCATGAGCGCGTGCGATAGGTGCGGCCTCGAGCCCGCCGCCGGGGCTAGCGTGGACATGAGCCCGCCCGGCAAAGTGTGCGACAACTGCGAACGCACACTAGCCGCCACACTTGACGCCAGCGCCTACGTGTACGGATGGCGAG